TTGGTCGCACTTTATATACACGCTGTGCTCTTTTGTTTTGTCCTGAATTTTTTTCGGTATTCAAGACTAGCTACTTGAATAGCCCGAAATGAATACATAAAAAGATAACGTCAAACACGTCATCTCCAAATTATATCAACCACATCATGATCAATGTTAATTTCTTGTATAAAAGTATTAATCATAATTTGTTTATCTTTAAAATCCATTGTTTCTAATGATTCATTAATTGTTGTAATCATATCTTTTGAGATTGAAAATTCTTGTTCGTAACTCTGTTGCTTTAGAATAAGATGCTCCTTCTCTAAATTTAATTTATCCATTTTTGTTTCTAAAAGTTGTCTACTGATATTAGTAGTATTTGTGAATAAATCAAGAAGACGCTCCATTTTTTTATCAATATCTTTAATCAACTTCTCATAATTGATTTTTTTCTCTTTTTTTTGAGAAGCGCTTTTTTTTACAGTTAGATTTTTTAATTCATCAAATATAACTTCTTCAAGGTTTTTTCTTGACCATGTTTTGTTTAGGCATTTCTCATCGTATTCGGAAGGGAATCTTTTAGCTCTACAAATATAATAGTAATATCTTTTGGATTCAATATCTTTGGATTTACCAGTACTGTACGCCACAAACTTCTCACCACAACAAGAACATGTTATTAAGCCTGATAATAGGCTTTGTTTAGCTTTATGAGCATTATGTCCTTTATGGCGTTTTAAAAGCGCCTGTACACGTTTAAATTGCTCTAATGAAACAATGGGTTCATGTTGTCCCTTATATGTTTTGCCAGCGAAGGTTATTTGACCTATATATAAAGTATTAGAGAGAAGATCTCTATATCTTCGAAATCTCCAAATGGTATATCCCTCTTCTTTTAAAACTTCCTGCACTCTAGTTATTGAATGGTATTGTTCATATAAATCAAAAGCTCTTTTAATATGCTTAGCTTCATTTGGATTTAATATTAAATGTCCGTCAACTCTTGTGTAACCAGATGGATCATAATCTCCACCATTTCCTCTTAAACCATTTTCTGCTCGTTTAATATGTCCCATTCTCATTCGCTCTGCAATTGTCTCACGTTCTAATTGAGCAAATACAGATAATATACCAATCATCGCTTTTCCAAACGGTGTAGAGGTATCTAATGTTTCTGTAATAGATACAAAGTCCACATTATTTTTTAAGAAATGTTCTTCAATTAATTCTAATGTATCTCTCTGTGAACGAGATAACCTGTCTAATTTATATACAACGACAACATCTATTTTTTTTAAATCATTTAAAAGCCTTTTAATGTCTGGGCGATCTAGATTAGAACCTGAATAACCGCCATCGATATATTCATCATAAATATCCCAACCTTTTGCTTTACAATACGCTCTTATCCGTTCTCTTTGAACTTCTATACTATAATTTTCTACTTGGTCTTGAGTACTAACACGAATGTATATAGCAGCTTTAGTCAAAACAATCACCTCTTACACTTAGAATTTAACGTTAAGTGGTGCCATATACCAAACTAATTTTCCTTTTACTACAACAGGAGTATGTTCTTGTGTTTTAGAATCAAAAAATTGTGTTTTATATTCAGGATTATAACTTTCAGGTTCTAAAGTAATTCCATCTTGGAACTTATAAAATCTTTTTAGAGTCGCATCGAATCCATTAACCGCAACTGCAGCAATATCTCCATTTTTAATTTCAACATCTGGATCTATCAGCGCTAACATATTTGGTGGTATTACTTTACTCATGCTATCGCCAATTACTCGTAATAAAAAAGCATGAGGATGACAATCTGTAATTTCAACTGGAACATTAATCCATTCTTCCACAGCAACCATTTCAAGAGGAGTGCCTGCTGCTATTGCTCCAAGCAATGGAACTGCTTTACAATTATTTTTAATTTCAGGTTGATTAGGTCTAATGTGAGTGACTTTAACATCTTGATCCTCAATGATATCGCTTTTTAAAATTCCAAAATGATCAGCAATTTTTTGAATAGCTCCCATTCTTGGTTCTTTTAACCCTTTTTCCCAAGTAGATACAGCTTTATCTGAAACACCAGCGATTTCTCCCATTTCTTTTTGATTAAGATTATGCTTGTCCCTTAGTTTTTTAATATTTTTCCCTATGCTCATTGTAGCGACCTCCGTACACTTTATATATATAATATTATACTAAAAGTAGATTTTATACAATATAATGTCGAAAAAATTCTACTTTTAAATCGAAAAATAAATGGATTAAGTAGAATTCTAGCGGTTTTTCATTGTTGACATTCTACTTTAGGTAGATTATTATGAGTTTACAAGCGAAAAGAAAAGAGGTGAAAGTGATGATTTTCACTTTGAAACAAGCGAGATTAGTAAGAGGAATCACGCAACGTGATATGGCCAAAAGTCTTGACGTTCATGTTCAAACTTATCGTAAAATGGAGGAACATCCAGACGAGGTCACTATAGGAAATGCGAAAAAAATATGTGAGATTTTAGAAATCAGCTATGATCAAATTTTTTTTAATACCAACTCTACTTTAAGTAGAAATAGCGAATTTCAATTATCTACTTGAAGAGGGGATACATTTTGATAATCAGAGAAGGTATTGAAGTAACGAGCATTACTTTAGATGGGTATGAGTTCCCAATTCCAGAAGGTTTTTCTGAGTTTCTACTTCGATCCGGTTACTGGGTATCGGGCGAGGTAGAAACGATTAATCGTGAAGAAGTTTTGTCGAAATATGATAGAGAAGTTTTTGTGGAAGACGGGAGGTTACACACGAGGATAACCTGTAAAAAAACAACCGAAAAATCAGATTAGAGTATTTTATTTTTTTGTCTTAAAAATGTCGAAAAATGAAGTCGATAATTATCAAAAGAAGATGAAAGATGGTGAAGAAAGATGAACGGAGTATTATCTGCAAGTAAATTAATGAAAGTATCTCAAGTACGTCAGCAATGTGCTGAGATGCGAAAGAGTCCAGCGTTATTGCTTATTACTGAATTAGAAGCAAAGCGTAGAATATACGAAATGAACCGTGAGGTTTCATCTCGAAGGGAGGTGAGTTAATTGAAGGAAGTAACGTTGGTTTTTAAATCAGGTGCTAAAGCAAGTTTTACAGCTAATGAATTTAAAACACTTAAAAGTGGTTTTGGTGCTATTGCGCAAGTTGAGTGGGATACAGAAGGACTTAATGAGCATTTGCTTCATCTAAGTAATTGCAATGTTGATGCAATATTTGTGAAAGAAATCGGTGAAAAGAGATGCACTAAAGAACCTGATCATCCAATTGAAGATTTCTATGGTTGTGAAATTAAGCAAGATGATAAGTATTTTATGTTTGGACAGGATGCCGTACTTGAAGGGAATCTAACAAACTACTTAATTGCGGAACAAAATGTTGAATGCTTTCGAGCTGTATAAAAAGAAAACCACCTGCGCCAACAGGTGATTTAGAAAAACAAAATTCACAGTCATTATAGCATGAATTGATTTCGTGTAAAGGAGTGAAATACATGATAGTAAATAAACCACAATTTGATACAGAAAACATTAAAAGTGGTACCGCATATTGGTTGAATAAATACAACTACAGCAGACGTACAGAAATTAGTACACCTTGCATCGTTAAATTTGTAAAGCCATTAAGTATCGTAGTTGGTTTTTACAATGAAAAAAATAAGGGGTTTGAAGAATTAACGATTGATATAAAAAGTATTGTTGATGGGACGTTCGAACTTACTCCAATGATGATTAAGGAGGACAAGCATGAAGAACGGTAAGAAGCCAAATAAACGTGAAAAGATTCATATTCAGTCATTCAATTTAAATCCAGAACACTGGTTGATTTTTAAAAAGGTAAATGGGGAAATGCATTTGGTACATCGTTTTACTAGTGCTACTCGTATAATTCCAAACTTATAGATTAGGAGGATTAGCATGGATAAACAATTAGCACCAAAAACTACATATCTAGTAAGTGTAGGTAATTTATTTGTTAGTAGTCCACAACCATTAGTAGTGACAAAGTTACCTAAAAATGCAAGAGAATTTGAATATGAAGAATCAAAACGAGTAGCTAACGATGTTGGTGGAGAAGTTATCCGTAAAACAGTGGAATATGCCAGGGTGGTGGAGTTTTGATGGATATCAACGTAATTGAAGCACATGTAAAAGCTTTTCGTTCAGCTAAGAATAATGGGATTTTAGATATCTACAGTGATAACAAAATACAAGTTAGCGATACTTTGTTTGAAAAACTACTAAATGAAAAAGGTAGTTTAACAGTTGAAGAGACGGAGTACTTATCATTCCCTGTAAAAGCTGAATTCACAAAAAATGGGCTTACATATTTCTCTCTTTATACCGCAAAGGAATTCAAAAATAAATTTGGAGGTAATGTCGATGAATGCATTACAACAAAATGAATTATTAGAAGTGGACCAATTGCAAGATGCGGAGCAACAATTTGAAATTACGGATATTAACGGTTTGAACTGGGCATTCCGTAAACTATCTGCTCTTAAATCAAAGGAAAAGGAAATTAACCAATTAGCAAACGTTGAACGTGATCGTATTGCTGAATGGGAAAAAAGAGAATTAATTTCCGTCCACAATAGTATTACCTTCTTTGAAAGTCATGTTCAACGTTACCATGCGGAACAACTTGCAGCGGATCCAAAGCAGAAAACGATTAGTACGCCTTACGGTAAATCCAAAACTCGTAAGAGTAAGGAAACGCCGGATAAAGGTGATGAAGCATTACTTTTAGATTATGTCATTCAAAATGACCTTGCTGAGTTCATCAAAAATAGTGTGAAATGGGCCGATTTAAAGAAGACATTGAAAATCGTTCAAATCGGTGATGAAAAAGTTGTTGTAGATGGTGATGGTCAAATTGTCCCAGGGGTTACGGTTAAACCTGAATCCATTTCTTATAGTGTGGAGGTATAAGAATGTTCGAAGTAACAGATGCACAACGTGAAAAGGAAAAAGCGGTTATTGGATTTATTGGATGTAGTGGTTCTGGAAAAACAGTAAGTGCGTTAATCGTAGCTTATGGAATGATGAAAGAAGCATATCCAGAATCTAGCGAAGCTGAAATTTGGCAAAAAATCGGTGTGATTGATACAGAGCATAGACGTTCTAAACTATATGCCAATCTTGAAATAGGTGGTATTCGTATCGGTCAATTCAGACATATTGACTTCCCTCCGCCTTTCACAACTGAAAGATATAACCTTGCTGTTATTACTATGAAGAATGCAGGTGCGGAAGTAGTAGTCATCGATTCAATTTCTCACAATTGGATGGGTGAGGGTGGGATTGTAGAAACTCATGGGCAAATGTCTGGTAACTCGTTTCAAAACTGGGGCAAACTTGCACCTGAAACTACTAAACTAATAAAAACTCTTACACAAAATGATATTCATATGCTGGTAACATTTCGTACAAAAACAGAGTATGTTGTAGAGCCTAACAGCGAAGGGAAAATGGCTCCACGTAAAGTTGGTACAAAGCCTGTACAAAAAGAAGAAATGGAGTATGAGTTCATGCTTAATTTTGTAATTGATATTGATCATGTAGCTGATACTTCAAAAGATAATACGCAAATGTTCGAAGGACATCCACAGAAGATTACAGCTGATGTAGGTCGCAAATTATATCAATGGCTTGAATTAGGTCTTGATGTAAAAGCTGAGGAAGAAAATAAGCGGATAAGCCTAATTAATCAAGTGATGGAAATTGCAAGCAACAATCCAGAAGCACAAAAGAAGGTACAAGAATTTGAGCTTAAAGCGAATATGAAACTTGAAAATTTCACTATTAAGTTAGCACAAGTTGCATTAGATAGATTACAAGCTTTTAACAACAAGGAGGAAAAATAATGTTTAAAGTAGATCACAGTCAAGCAGCAGAATTTGAGGTAATTAAACCGGGTGAATATGAAGTAACGGTTGTTAATTATGAATTAAAACAAGCAGAGTCAGGAAATAACCGAGTAATCGTTGATTACGAGATTCGTAGCGATGTGGACCAACCATTCCAAGGTCAAAAGATTCTATTTGATAACTTCACTGTTACGGATAAAGCAATGTGGAGATTCCAAGCAGCATCAAAGGCAGCACAATTCCCGGATGGAATGCAATTTAGCAGCTATAAAGAATGGGCAGATACATTCCTTAATAAACCATTGCGATTAGTAGTAGGTGAGCGTGAGTACAACGGTAAAAAATATCCGCAAGTAAATGGTTTTAAAGTATCTGAAGTTGCGGTACCTAATACTACTATTGAAATTTCAGATGATGATGTACCATTCTAAAAATTAATTAACAAGATTCAAATAGGAGGGAGCTACTAACGGCTCCCTTTTCCAAAGGGAGAAAATCAAATGAGATATAAATTTAATCAAATACCGGCAGAGCTTAAAAACACTCCTCATTGGATCTTATGGCGGTCAGAAGTAAGAAACGGTAAGAAAACAAAAGTTCCTTATCAAATCAATGGGGAAATGGCTCAATCAAATAATAAGCGGAGCTGGTCAACGTTCCCGACAATCATAAAATTCTATGAACAAGGAGATTATGATGGAATCGGATTTATGTTTTCAAAGGATGATCCATTCATTGGAATAGATATTGACCATTGTATCCAAGAAGGTGCTCTTACAAGTTTAGCTGAGGATGTTATTGAAACTGTAAATAGTTATACGGAATATTCACCAAGTGGTGATGGCATCCACATTATTGCAAAAGGTAAGCTGCCATTAAAAGGACCAGGTACAGGACGTAAAAACGTAGACCTTGGATTGGAAGTATACAGACACGGACGGTACTTCACTTTCACCGGTGATTGCTTAGATCAAGTTCCTGTGGAAGATAGAACGGAAGAATTAAAAGTTTTATTTGAGAAGTATTTGAAAGAAAAGCCAAAGCCTGAAAAAAAACAAAGCACCACTTCATTCGAACGAGAAGATATTACTAGCCTATCGAACGCAGAATTATGGGAGCGGATGTTTGATAGTAAAAGCGGTGCAGCCATTAAAGATTTATTCCAGGGTATGTTGATTAACGGTGACCACTCTTCAACTGATATGGCTTTATGTAATCATTTAGCATTTTGGACTGATAAAGATTCAGCAAAGATGGATTCAATGTTTAGAGAGTCTTCCTTACTTCGTGAGAAGTGGGATAAACCACATTCTAGTGATGGGCGTACATATGGACAAATGACAATTGATACAGCAATTCTTTCAACTCCTTCCACAATAGCTGATTATGAACCACCTGAAGAGAAAAAGTATGAGGTTTATATTTCCGATAACTCAATTGAAGATACTGAGGAAATAATTGATGAAGCACCAAAGTTTCATTTAACTGAGTTAGGAAATGCAGAACGTATTGCATATTATCATGGCGAAAATGTTCGGTATTGTAATGAGTTGGAATGGCTCATATGGAACGGTAAGCATTGGCATGAAGATAGTAAGCGACAAATTGAAGCTATCACTGCAAAAACACTTAGAGCCATATATGGAGAAGCTAAAGTTACAGAAGATAAATATCAATCAAAGATGCTGCATGATTGGGCTAAGAAATGTGAAAGACGGACAATCAGGATAAATAGCATATTGGATGTAAGACCGATGGTATCAGTCAAAAAGAAAGAATTAGATTCGCATAGTTTTCTTTTTAACTGTGATAACGGAGTTATTGATTTAAAGACCGGTGAATTATTACCGCATGACCGTGACTTGTTATTAACGAAGATTTCTCCAATTAAGTATGACAGAAATGCTGAGTGTCCAAACTGGAAAGCTTTCTTGGAAAGTATTTTTAAAACACATACTGGTGGAGCGGATCATGAGCTCATTAATTATTTACAAAAAGCAATCGGTTATTCATTAACTGGTGTAACAAAAGAGCAAGTAATGTTTTTCTTATTCGGTAATGGTCGAAATGGTAAATCTACTTTTATTAATATCATCCAGGATCTACTCGGTGATTATGGAAGACAGACAAACAGTGATACTTTCTTAAAAAAGAGAAATGATTCAGGAATCAATAACGATGTGGCCAGATTAGATGGAGCACGTTTTGTATCAGCTGTTGAGAGTGAAGAAGGACAACAATTATCTGAAGCCCTGGTTAAACAAATCACCGGTGGTGAGAAAATGTCAGCTCGTTTCTTACGTCAGGAATATTTCGAGTTTACACCTGAGTTCAAAGTATTCTTCACTACCAATCATAAGCCAATTGTTAAAGGTTCGGATGAAGGTATTTGGAGAAGGATTATGCTTATCCCATTTACTATAACAATACCGAAAGACAAGATTGATTATGATCTTCCGGATAAATTAGCAAAAGAAATGCCGGGTGTATTGCGATGGGCTGTTGAGGGGTGTATGAAGTGGCAGACCGAAGGGTTGCGTGCTCCTGAAGCCGTGAAGGCAGCGACAGCCGAATACCGTGAGGATATGGATATATTGGCACCTTTCATTGATGAAAATTGTACAGTAAATTCTTCAGTAAGAATTGAAGCGAAGTCGCTGTATGAAAATTATACAAAATGGTGTTATCAAAATAACGAATTAGAATTAAAAAACCGTGCTTTTTATCGCCAATTAGAAGTTCGTGGGTTTAAAAAAGAAAAAGGCACAGGAAATAAAAACTTTATTCTTGGAATTACATTAAATAAACTTGCTGGTTCAAATTTATTTTCAACTGAGAATGAAGATAAAAACAACGTAACTCCTATAAATAGGAAAAAACTTTAAGTCAGAGTTACTAAAGAGTTACTTAATTATTTTTTTAGTAACTCATATAAACGTTGATATAACAATGTTTGTAGAAAAATAGTTACTTAAGTTACTGAATTTCCTATATCGGCTCTTAAGAAAATAAATAAAATAAAAAAATAATATATATATAGGACTTTAATAGAAAAACGGGTAACTTTAGTAACTTTGATAACTAAATAACGCTTAAACCCTTGGTACGACTGGATTTAAGCGAGTTACTTTTTAAATAACTTAGTAACTATTTAGTAACTTGTTAAAAAAAGAGGTGTAATATGCATCCAAAACAAATATGTGCTGATGTTCAATCGATGGGAGCGAAGCTCGTTCTTGATGGAAATGATTTATATATTGAAAACCATGAAAAGGTTGCTCCTGAAATTGAATCAGTTATTAAAGAATACAAGCTACGGATTATTAAATATTTACAAGGAAATTATTCGGACCAAGATCATGCAGTAAAACAAACGATAGATAAAATTATTAATTTTTTTATCGGTGTTGAACAGGATATGAATCCGAAAATAAATGATTGGTTTAATTATGATGAAGCTGCAGTAAGGATGGTCATGGAATTAACATTAAATTTTTCACTTAATGGTTGGTTATATGTAAAAGAATCTGTGGCTAACTATGAAAATAAATTAACGGACGAGCTCTCGCAAGAAATATTCAATCGTGCAATGTCGCACTTTAAGAAAGGAGCATGAAAATGAGATATCAATTCAGGGTTTGGAATGTAATGAGTAAAAAGATGCTGGGTTGGGGAGAAATCTTTGATTTACCAGCATGGGAGATTTTCCCCGGAACACCTGAACAACGCCCATTTAATGTTATGCAATACACAGGGTTAAAAGACAAAAACGGTAAGGAGATTTATGAAGGGGATGTTCTTGATTTATCTTTAGGTGACGATAGCGTCCTTCGATGTGAAGTTATTTATGAAGCTCCTTCATTCTGTCGGAAATGGTATAACGCAAATACAATTCGCTTGAGACAAAGAGAAATAGAACCTATGGCATGGAATACTCATATTGTTTATGAGGTAATCGGAAACATCTACGAAAACCCAGAGTTATTGGAGCGATAAATATGAGTGCTATACATTATCGATACTCAGAAAAAGAGTTAAAAGAAATACTGGACACATTAGAAATCATGGTGGATACGAGGGAACAGAAAAACCAACATGTACTTGATTATTTCCGCAAAAAGAATGTTCCATTCAGACTTAGAAAAATTGATACGGCCGATTATTCAGCAGTAATTCCTAAAAATCCTGAGATGGGCATTACACGAGATATTTATTTAAGTGCTGGAGTAGAACGGAAAAACGGTGTAGATGAGTTAGTTCAATCAATTAAAGATCGTACACGATTTGAAAATGAATTGATTCGTGCTGCTAAACATCCATTTGTTCTTCTTGTGGAAGATCTACAAGGCTATCACAAAATATTAAAAGGTGAATACCGAAGTCAATATAAACCAGAAGCATTACTTGGTAGTTTAAAAACATTTGAAGTGCGATATGGATTTTCAACAGTATTTATTGAGCCAGCTACAACCGGTAATTACATATATCATCATTTTTTATACATGGCTCGTGAGTACCTAAAGAAAGGGGTCATATGAATAATGATTTACTCCCGTGAAGAACAAGAAACTACATTGGTTTTTGACTATAGCACAGGTGAGTGGAACGTTTACTCTACTGTTCCTAAACACATTCGAAAACTTAGTAATCTATGTGAATTACAAACCTTAGAAGAAGAGGATGGAAGACCAACAGCCGTAAAAGGTGTTCTTCAAGAAAAACAAGTAACAATGAAGAATTTACGAGTTATGACGGAAGAACAAAGACAGAAAGCAGCTGAAAGACTTTCTAAGGCTAGAAACGCTGTAATTAATAACGAAAAATAGCATTGAACATTCAAGAAGGTCTAATTGGTTTAATTTAAGTTGAATCATAAAAAACGATTATTAATTAGGGGGATTTATCAATGGCAAAAGTACAAATTAATCAAAAGGAACAACATTATGCAGATACACGTGAAGAGGCGGAGGAAATTATTTCAACTGCTAAAGAAAATGAAAACCTTCAAATGCACAAAATCGCAGAGAAATATAACAAATACGGTCAGTATTTCTTGATTGATTTAACTTTCGCTTATCAAACTCCTAAAGAAGTAATGGAGAGTCGTCCACAAAATGATGATGTTCCAGAAGGACAAATGAGTTTTGAAGAGCCGCATGAAGGCGTAGATTACAAAGTTAATCCGGATGGAACAACGGAAGTTGCTCCTGGTCAGTTGAAAATTGTTGATGAAGAAACGATTGCTGAATAAATTCTTGTCCTGGGCTTCGGCTCAGGATATGAAAGGAAGAGAGACATATGTATCACTGTGAAAAATGCTTAGAATGTTTTGAAGATGAAGAAGAATATCTAATTCATTTACCAGAATGTGAATATTAATCGAAAAACGTTATTAAATTTCATTTTGCCGAAAAAACGGCTTATCAGATTGAGAAAAAACTAAGTTGTTTTTCTTCCTTAATATATTTGGTCGTGTAGAGGGTAAAACGTCTTAGAAAGGAAAATAAACATGTTTTACGAGATTTAGAGTTTCTTAGTAGAAAGTAGGTGAATCATCATTTGTTTAACTGGCTGAAGGTATATCAAGAATTAGAACAGGACATTGCGTATCTAGATTACAACTTAGACAAAACAAAAGCTGAATTAAAACGCTGGGTCAGTGGTGATTTGCGAGAAGTACGTTTAACTGCTGAATCGGAAGGTGCGAAGGTAGAAGAACGTATTGAAGCAATTGAATATGAATTAGCACACAAAATGAATGATATGTATAAACTGAAAAAATTAATTAATACGTTCAAAGGATTGGAACATAAAATTGCATATCTCAAGTATGTGGAAGGCATGACATTGGAAAAGGTTGCTGAAGAACTTAACTACAGTCCACAGTATATTTATAACAAACATGCTGCCATGCGAGAAAAGGTTGAGTACTCAAATAGAACTTAACATTTACTTAAGGTAAGGTTTCATTATACAAACCGTTGAAAAAATGAATTATAGTAATAACATAAGAAATTGACGAAAGGGCAACTGGTGCACGGTTGCTCTTTTATTATGCAAAAATTACATAGGTGGTGAATGACAATGATTTGGTTATTAGCTTATCTAATAGTAGGTATGACTTATGCTACATTCGATATTCATTCTGCTGTAATGAATGATATAGAAAAAGATAAAGAGAATATGAATATCACAGTAGTATCAGCTTTAATTACAATTTGTATCTTTACTGTGATATGGCCAGTGTTACTAACTTTTAATATTGCTACTTGGTTTCATAAAAGAAAGGAGAGTATTAGTAAATGATTACTGAAATTAGAAAAACAATATCAGGTACAGAGTATTGGGATAATGAAAAGAAGAAGACTCTATTTGTTCCAACTGGTGAAGAACCAGGTTTTGAAGTGACTAAGAGTCCTGAGAGTATGATCGGAGGAATAGATATGGCAAGTGGTAAAGATTTCAGTGCAATTGATGGTAAGGTTGTAGATTATGAAATTAACCTGGATGATATGAATGCTGAAGAGTTGCTATCCTTTGCTAAAGATAATGACATCGATGTGCCAGGTAAGTTAAAGAAAGAAGAAACAATTCGTAATCATATCGTTGAGCAATTAACGACTGATACTGAATGAAATACTGTGACTTTAACGGCTGCCGTAACAAGATAAGCAAAGGTCGTTACTGTGAAGAACATAAGCGTAACAAACCAAGGAAGAAGAAGGACAAGAAGAATATCTATCATCATGATAACAAACCATTCTATCGTACTGATGCATGGAAGTATATCAGGTCAAAGGTATATGAAAGGGAGAATGGCTGCTGTCAACGATGTGGAAGGTTCGTCTTTGGTAGGAGTGCTCATGTTCATCATGTAATACCAATCAAAGAAGATGAAACACTTAAATTAGAAGAGAATAACTTAAGATTACTTTGTCCAGTTTGTCATACAATCGAAGAAAATGAAGATAAACCGAAAAAAGTTTTTCCGAGTTATTTCGGAAGCCCCCCTATCAAAAATTAAAATTTGTCCTCTGGGGAGGATAGGTAGCGTAGGGGCATTTCTATCGTTAGACAACATTTTAAAAAAATAAAGGGGGGTGTGAAATGTCTACGAAAAAAGAGCGTCAAAAAATTGTTGCCGATAAAACAGAAGCTGAGAAAAATCGGATATTAAAAATCATGCGTGATGCAGATATTTACACCCTTACTTTAGATCCATTAATTGAATCATATTTAGATATTTTCGAAGTTTACATGACCATGTTTATCGAATGGAAAGAAAAAGGATTTCCGCCTACTCAGCGTCACACCAATAAAGCAGGAGCTACAAATAATTCAAAGCATCCATTAGCGCAGCAAGTAGAAACTTGGGCGGATAAAAAAACAAAAGCATTAGATTTATTGGGGCTTACAAATAAGGCTAAACCAGGTAAATATGTCACTGGTGGTTCTACTGTTGGGAAAAATGAAGAGGTGGAAAAACCTACAGCAAAGGTTAGTGAATTAGATAAACATCGTGCGAAATGGAGAAAAATGACTAATTAATGTTATAATTTATGTAAAAATGAATAGGAGATACATAGATGGATAATGTTAGTATTTCAGAATTAGTGCAAATAATTTCTCCAATAGTAGGGATAGTCACTTCAATAGTGGCGGTTTTTATTTCTGTAGGTTCTTTAAGAGCAACTAGAAGTTCTATTGAAGAAGCAAATAGACCATACGTAGTTATTTATAAAGACTATATACAAGTTACATCTTCTATTCACGAATATTTAATTATAAAGAATTTCGGTAAAAGCGGAGCTATTATTGATTCTATAATTTTTGAACCAAGCTATGTTAACTCAGAGACAGGTAAAGGGATTTTCGAGAATACTAGGGATACTTTTATAGCACCAGGACAATCGATTTCTACATTTGTTCCCGCAAATGCTTATGGTAAAGAAAACAATGGGATAGTTAAGGTGACAATAAAATACCATACAGAGAAAAAAGAGTATCAAGAGGTAATAACATTAAATGAAGAATCACATCGTGACATCCTATTTGTAACAGCCCGTCCAGCAAAAAGTAAATCAATTCAAGAGGTTATGACAAATGCTACTGAAGAAATCCTGAGAAGGCGTCTTTAATATCTTAGTTTAGGTCACACAATAGTGTGGCTTTTTATTATTCCTTGGAGGTGGTGTTTATGTGATTGAACGTGGCGTTAATTATGCAGATATTTATGCAAAACAAGTAAGAAAGAATCCTAAAAAATATCCAGATACTATTAAAGCGATGGTAGATCGTTATTATAAATGGAAAAAGCGTAAGGATATTTGGTTCGATGTGGACCGAGCGAATGAAATGATGGATTGGGTTGAAACGTTTGTCCGTCATACTAAAGGTGATTTAGCTGGACAACCTTTTATCCTGGAAGATTGGGAGAAGTTTGCTTATTCATGGATATATGGATGGGTTCATGAGAATGAAAAAGGGCAAATTGTCCGAGTTACTCGAGAAACTTACATTCAGGTTCCTAAGAAAAATGGTAAAACTTTAATCGGTGTTGGTGCCCTTGGTTATGCGATGTACGGTGAAGGAGTACTTAGTGCCGATTGTTATTGTTGTGCGAGTGATTTTAATCAGGCTCAATATGCAGCAAAACCGTTTGCAGCAACAATTATGAACCATGATGTATTAATGGAATGCTCACACATTTATAAAGGGCCAAAAGGTACCATTTCGAGTGTGACATATGATTATATTCGTGATGATTTAGCTTATCAGAACCAATTCATTGTAATGAGTAAAAACATTCAATCCATTGAGGGCTCCAATCCACACTTTATTCTAAATGATGAGCTTCATGCTCAAGAAAATATGGATCAGTACGATAACTTTAAATCAGCACAGGTTTCTCGTGCTGAGCCGATTATGTTTAATATATCAACGGCTGGTAAAGGTTCTTCATCGGTTGGTATGCGAGTATATCGTGAAGCAAAAGAAGTATTGAAACGTGATGATAATGATTCGAGTTTTGTCATGATTTATGAACCAAATAAAAATTATGACTGGACCGACCGTAATGTTTGGGCAATGGTTAATCCGAACATTGGTGTATCTGTAACGATGAGTGCACTTGAAACAGAATTCATCTCAGCATCACGTTCAGTGCATAAAAAAGCCGAATTCCTTTCTAAACATTTGAATGTATTCGTAAATGGAGCTGAAAACTTCTTTGAACAAGGACAAGTTGAGCATGTTCTTGTGGAAGACCTGGGCGATTTAACAGGTGAAACTTGCTATTTGGGATTAGACTTATCGAAAACAACAGATTTAACATGTGTTAGCTTGAATTTCCCCAACTCTGGTTATACCGAAGATGGAAAGTCTATTCTAAAGGTTAAACAAATGTATTTCGTACCAACTGAAGATATTGAACATCGTGAAAAAGATGATAACGTTCCATATACTGATATGGCTGAACGTGGCTTTGTTACTTTTTGTGATGGAAAGATGATAAATCAGGACCAGGTTATGGATTATATTGTGGAATGTTTAAACCTGTATGATGTACAACAAATAAACTATGATCCAGCGATGTCTCAAAAGTTAATTGAAAAACTTGAGAATCTTGGTCTTGAATGTATTTCTGTAGGTCAGTACCCTAACGTTATGAATGCGATGATGGATGATTCAGAAATACTCATTTATGAAAAACGTATAATGACCGACAATCCTTTATTTGTTTATTGCGCTCTTAATGTTGTAGTGGTAACAAATATCAATGGAATGAAAGCACCAAGTAAGCGACAGTCCAAAAAGAAGATTGATGGATTTGTTGCTTTTTTAGTTGCTCATAAAGAAACCATGATGGTTATGGATAGCATAACTGAAGAAGGTATGGATGAATTGATTGGTGATATTTATCGATAAGGAGTGAATGGAAATGGACTATGGAAAAGCATTTGATATTGTGAAACAAGGTGAGAAAGGAATGCGTCTTCCACATTGGCAACCTGATGTCGTTGTTCGCACTCAGTTACCAGATGAAAACAGTAAAATGACGCATCCATATTTATATGTAAGCAGTCGTTTTGGAAATGTACCATGGATTGAAACGGTAGTAGAGAAATTCTCTGATAAGTGGGAGGTAGTTGAGTAATGAAAAACACAGTGACTCAAGAACAAGTAGATCAAATTTTTGCGAAATCAAAAAAAGAAGTCTCCACCATATTTGACAAATGTACAGTTGTTTCTTGTCAGCTTCCGAATGGGTTTATCATTGTGGAACATTCGGCTTGTGTAGATCCACAAAATTATGATTATTACATGGGTGCAAAAATTTGTGAGGAACGTATTAAGAATAATATTTGGGAGTTAGAAGCATATCGATTGCATTGTGAATTACACGAACAAAAACTTGGTTAGGATTCGTTTAATGTTCGTTAATTGAAAGGCGGTGAGAAATTGGGTTTAAGGGATAGATTTTCAAATTACTTATTTAAACAGGCTGAAAAGCGTGGCTATCTTGATGATGTTTTAGGAAAGAGCATTCGTTACGGTGGTGTGTATGTTACAGATTCAAACATCTTGCAATCTAGTGATGTTTACGAATTACTACAAGATATTAGTAATCAAATGGTATTGGCTGATATTGTTGTGGAAGATGAATTTGGTAATGAAACAAAAGATGATATTGCACTTCAAATCTTAAGGAATCCTAACAATTATCTAACACAATCTGAGTTCATTAAATTAATGACAAATACCTATTTACTCGAGGGGGAAACATTCCCGATATTAAATGGTGCTCAAATACATTTAGCTTCAAATGTTTTCACAGAGTTAGATGATAATTTAGTAGAGCATTTTAATATTGGTGGTCACGAGGTTCCCTCTTTTATGATTCGTCATGTGAAAAATATTGGCGCAGATCATTTAAGAGGGAAAGGCCTTCTTGATTTGGGAAGAGATACACTCGAGGGTGTTATGTCGGCTGAGAAAACTCTGACTGACAAATATAAAAAGGGTGGACTATTAGCATTCTTGTTAAATTTGGATGCTCATATTAATCCGCAGAATGGTGCGCAGTCAAAGTTAATCAATGCTATTTTAGATCAACTAGAATCAATTGATGATGCAAGGTCTGTTAAAATGATTCCTCTTGGAAAAGGGTATTCAATAGAAACGCTTAAAAGCCCTCTAGACGATGAAAAGACCCTAGCATACCTAAATGTATACAAAAAGGATTTAGGTAAGTTTTTAGGTATAAATGTGGATACATACACAGAGTTAATCAAAGAAGATATTGAGAAAGCTATGATGTATATCCACAACAAAGCAGTGAGACCAATAATGAAAAATTTTGAAGACCATTTGAGTCTTCTTTTTTATGGCCAGAATTCGGGAAAACGTATCAAATTTAAGATTAATATTCTTGATTTTGTTACTTATAGCAACAAAACAAATATCGGTTATAACCTTGTGCGTACAGCTATTACTTCACCTGATAATGTCGCTGATATGCTTGGATTCCCTAAGCAAAATACACCTGAGTCACAGGCTATATACATTTCAAATGACGTAACTGAAATTGGCAAGAAAGAAGCGGCAGATAGTTCATTGGGAGGAGGTGAAGAGAATGAAAATTGAGGTCCGAGGGAATCAAGTCATACTTGATGGTTATGTAAATGTTGTGGACAGAGAAAGTCGAATGTTGCCTTCTCCGAGGGGATATTTCAAAGAGAGAATTGTCCCTAAGACGTTTGAAAAAGCGTTAAAGAAATCTCAAGATGTGGACTTGCTTTTTAATCATGATAAAACTAGGAAACTAGGCTCTATTGAAAACGGAAATCTGGAATTGTATGAAGACAATATTGGTTTAAGGGCCATTGCTACGGTTACAGATGAACAAGTGATTGAGAAGGCAAGGAATAAAGAATTGCGTGGCTGGTCATTTGGTTTTGTTTCTGAAAAAGATTCATGGGAAGATGGCGAATCTGGCGTTCAAAAGCGTTCTATTGAAGAGCTAGAGCTTTTAGAGGTGTCTATTTTGGATATGACGCCAGCCTATGTCGCAACTTCCATTGAAACCAGGGGCGAAAATACAGCCATGATTGAAATGAGAAGTGAAGAAGCAGCTGTAAAAACAGTTGTGGAAGATGATTCAGAAGAAAGAAATAACATTATTAAACAAATAAAAAAAATCTTGGGGGAAAATTAACATGAATTTAAAAGAAATCTTAAACGCATCTTTAACAAGAACGAAATCTCGATTAGCTGAATTACAAGGAAAAGTAGAAAAAAATGAAGTTCGTTCAGAAGAATTAGCAGCAGTTAAGGCTGAAGTAGAAGCATTAACAAAAGAAGTACAAACTATCACTGATGAGTTAGCAAAGTTAGAAGAGAAAGAAAAAGAAGAAGATCCAGACAAAAAGAAAGACGATGATCCAGAGAAAAAAGAAGATCCAGCAGCAAAAGAAAATCCGAATACACAAACACAACTATCAGAAGAACAGCGCTCTGTTATTAGTGCGGCTATTGCAGCGGTTCTTTCTACCGAAGGTCATAAATCTACTAAAAATAAAAAGGTAGAGATTCGTTCAGCATTTGCTAATTTTGTCGTAGGTAATATTTCAGAAATGGAAGCACGTGCTTTAGGCATCGAAATTAACAATGGTTCTGTTACTGTTCCGGTTGAAATTTCCAAAGAAGTTATCAGTTATGCGCAAGAAGAAAATCTATTACGTAAATATGGTACTTATGTGTCTACAGATGCTGATATAAAATACCCTGTACTTGTTAAAAAAGCAGAAGCGAATGTATCAAAAACAGAACGTGCGAAATCAGGTAAAGAAATTACACCAACTGACATTGAATTCGATTCAATTGACTTAGATCCAGCGGAATTTGATGCATTAGCTACAATTACTAAAAAGCTTCTTAAACGAACAGGTGTGAAAATTGAACAAATTGTTATTGATGAATTGAAAAAAGCGTATGTACGTAAAGAAATAAATTTCATGTTCCGAGGTGACGATGTTGGAAATGAAAACCCTGGGTCCCTGTCTAAAAAATCAGTTCCGTTTTATGAAACTGTACCTGTAAAAGTAGGGGAAGCAGGTTGGTCTCAAGTTTTACAAGATGAATTAACAATTATGACTGGTGTACCAGTTACGGAAGTAATTAAGAAGGCGAAATGGATTGTAAACCGTGCAGCCTATAATCTTTTAAATCGAATGACAGATGTCAATGGTCGTAAATTGCTTACAAAGACAAATGGTAGTTATGAATACGATGGATTCCCACTTGATTTCACAGATGCAGCAAATAAATCAGATACGGACGTTACAACGCCTGTATTCTACTTTGGTGATTTCAGTGCCTTCCACATTCAAGAAATTAAGGGTGGTATGGAACTTCAAAAGTTAATTGAAAAATATGCTGGTACAAACCAGGTTGGATTCCAAATTTATAACCTTATCGATGGACAGTTAATTTATTCTCCATTCGAGCCAGCTGTTTACCGTTATGAAGTTGGTGCAACTAAGCCAGGTGCTTAATATGGATGAATTAATTGAGAAATTAAAATCTCATATTCATTGGGAAGAGGGTATGGATGAAACCATGCTCTCTTTTTATATTGAACAAGCAAAGACTTATGTAAAGAATGCGACAGGCAAACAGACCGAGTATTTAATTATTATGGTAGCCGGTATTTTCTATGATTACAGGGTCGCTGAAAAAGAATTAGGTCAGGCTTTAGATGCAATGACTCCTTTCTTTATCCAGGAGGTTTATGTCGATGAAGAGACAGACAAATAAACTTAGATGGATGGGTGAGCTACTTAAACTAGGGGAGACCATTGATCCAGAAACAGACCGTCCTGTTATGGGATATCCATTAGAACGCAAGATTCGTTATAACAATATTGGAGTTACGGCCACGGATAAATTTACAACGAAAGATACGAATGAAATTGTAAAGAAAATTGAAGTTCGTATTGATCGTGAGATTGAAAACAATCAAAAGGATTACCGTGTAAAAGTTGGTGGCCGTATTTATAATATTGAGCGCATTTATGTACGTGAAGAAGACCGATTGATGGAGGTGTCACTATCTTATGCAAATTAGCTTTCAAGAATTAAGAGACATCATGAAGAAATCAGGTATCCCAGTATATCGTGATGAAGCTCCTACAACGGCAGAGTACCCTTACATTGTGTATGAATTTGTGAATGAGCAGCATAAGAGAGCTTCTAATAGAGTTTTAAACGATATGCCTCTTTATCAGATTGCAGTTATTACAAATGGTACTGAAAAAGATTGTAAACCATTAAAGGCTGTTTTTAACGAAGCAGGCGTGTCTTATTCTCAATTTGATGGAATGGGTTATGACGAGAACGACGACACCATAACACAGTTTATAACGTATGTGAGGTGCATTCAGTAATGGCTAGTAATAATAATGGTTTTGCTGATGCTTTGGAAGACATTAATACATTACTTAGGGTTAACCAAAAAGTAGAAAAGCAGTTTTTAGAAGAAGCAGCAGAATACTTTATTAGCAAATTAAAACCAAAAATAAAATTGTCCAATAAGAACAAGAAAACACATTTAAGAGAAAGCTTGAAAGTCGTTGTAAAAAATGATCTTGTATCTGTGGAATTCGAAGATGAAGCTTGGTATTGGTACCTATATGAAAATGGCCATAAAAAAGTAAATGGTAAAGGTCGTGTGAAGGGAAAACACTTTGTACAGAATACCTTTGACGCAGAAGGCGACAAGATAGCAGAAATCCTAGCTCAAAAAATAGTAAACAAAATGGGAGGATGATAGAAATGGTAGCAACAAAAGAAAAAGAACTATTGTATCCAGTAGGTATTGAGTCGTTGTATATTGCAATGATGGAAGGCGGTAAAGATACGAAAGCTCAGATTCCTACTTATGATAAAGAAATCTATCAAATGGATAATATCGTTGAGATTGGTATTGCAGGTAATAGCACAGTAACTCAAAAGTGGGCATCTAATAAATTATTTGTTAATGCAAGTAAAAACTCAAAGAACACATTATCTTTAAGTCACGTAGCCTTACCACAAATCGTTAAAGATGCAATCTACGGTTATCTTGCTGAAAAAGGTGTTGTATTCAATAAAGCAACATTAAAAGAGTTCCCAATGTTTGCAGTTGGTTTTGTAGCTCCTTTAAGTGATGGTTCACGTATCGGCCGTTGGTATCCTCGTGTACAAGTTACACCAGGTGAAGAGAAATTTACTACGACAACGGAAGAAGCGGAAATACAGGATCAAGCGTTAGTTATGGAAGCTACTCCTTTGTTATTCAATGATGTAACAGAAGTAGACTTTTCGGAAGCTCGTTCTTCAGCAACAGGTATTACTGTTGAGGAATTCATGAAACAGGTTATTTGTGATAAATCTCAATTATCGTTGCTAGGAACAGGCACAGGAGAATAGGAGTGATATTATGGCACGTTTAAGTGATTTAGTTAACGTTGATATAAATTTAAATAAAATCAAAATACAGGGTGTAGAAATCCCTGTTATTTTTACATTCGAATCATTCCCTTATGTGGAAGAATCTTATGGGAAGCCGTATCATGAGTTCGAAAAAGAAATGAATGATATGTTGGCAAAAGGAGAATTCAGTTTAGGAGAACAAGAAGCAAAACTGATGCGCTCGTTAATTTATGCGATGGTGCGAAGTGGTGGAACAGAGTGTACACCAAATGAAATTAAAAATGCTATTCCACTTTATGATGTACCTGGTATTTTCCAAGTAGTATTCGAAATCTTTAACGGTCAAAACTTCCAAATTGAAGATATGGAGAAGTTGAAGAAGGAAAAAAAGTAAAAAACATACTGAATGAAAATGAAGAATCTCAGTCTGAGTTGGACTGGGATTTTTATTTTTATGTCAGTAATACGTTGCTTGGTCTAAGTATGGATGACTTTTGGAAAATCACTCCTAATCATTTTTTAAAGCAATACATTATGCATCTTAGATACAACAATCCTGATGCACTTGAAGAGAAAGCAACAAAATTACAAAGAGTTTATTTAGATCAGACTCCATTTTATTAAGAAATGAGGTGAAAATATGCCAGGAAATAAAGAAAGAAACGTTGTTCTTAATTTCAAGATGGATGGTCAAGTTCAGTATGCTCAGACATTGAAGCAAATTAACATGGTTATGAATAATGCAGCTAAGGAATATAAGAACCATATCGCAGCAATGGGACAAGATGCCACAATGACTGATAAATTAGCAGCTGAAAAGAAGAAACTTGAGATACAAATGGAAGCTGCTAAAAAGCGTACATCAATGTTACGTGCAGAATTTGAAGCAATGTCTAAGGATACTAATACAACAGCCGAACAACTCAATAAAATGTACGGTAAATTACTTGATGCAGAACGTGCGGAAACTTCACTTAATAATGCAATGAAAAGGGTAAATGAAGGTCTTTCGGAGCAAGCCATTGAAGCACGAGAAGCACGTGGAGACATGGAGAAACTTGAAGCTAATACTAAACAACTAGAAGCTGAACAAAAGCGACTAACAAGCTCGTTTAAGCTCCAAAATGCCGAACTAGGAGCGAATGCTAGTGAAGCTGATAAGTTGGAATTAGCACAGAAACAATTACGTCAACAGATGGAAATGACGGATAGAGTCGTCCACAACTTGGAACAACAATTAAGCGCAGCAAAGCGTGTATATGGTGAGAATTCCACAGAAGTACAACAGCTTGAAACGAAATTAAATCAAGCTAAAACCACAATGAAGCAATTTGAGAATTCATTACAGAATGTTGGTCGGAGTGGTGATCAAGCAGCAGACGGTATGGAGCAACTAGGTAAGAAGTTAGATTTGCACAACATGATGGAAGCTACAGAAGTATTGCAAGGGATGTCAGAGAAACTGATTGAACTTGGTAAGGCTGCTATAGATATAGCTATAGATTTCGATAGATCTCAAAGGAAAATTCAATCTTCTTTAGGATTGACTCAAAAAGGCGCAGAGAATCTCGGTAAGATTTCGAAAGAAGTGTGGAAAAAGGGGTTTGGTGAAAGTCTTGAAGAGGTAGATACCGCACTTATTAAAGTTTATCAAAATATGCGTGACGTTCCCTACGATGAGTTACAAATGGCGTCAGAGGATGTTTTAACACTAGCTAAAGTCTATGATGTTGACTTAAACGAAGCTACTCGTGGCGCAGGACAATTAATGTCGCAGTTCGGTTTATCTACACAAGAAACATTTGATTTACTTGCAGCAGGTGCTCAAGAAGGTCTAAATTATTCTGATGAGTTGTTTGATAACCTTTCCGAATATGCACCTTTATTTAAACAAGGTGGTTTTAGTGCTCAAGAAATGTTCACCATCCTTGCGAATGGGACTAAAAATGGATCATACAATTTAGATTACATTAATGACCTTGTAAAAGAATTTGGGATTCGTGTACAAGATGGATCTAAAGGTGTATCAGAAGGATTCGGCGATTTATCAGAAGAGACACAAAAAGTATGGAAATCATTCAATGAAGGTAAAGGAACCGCAGCTGATGTATTTAACGCTGTGTTAGGTGACCTTCAAAAGATGGATGACAAAGTAAAGGCAAACCAAATTGGTGTTGCTCTTTTTGGCGTGAAATGGGAAGACATGGGCGCAGAAGCGGTATTGAGTTTAAATAATGTTCATGGTGGTCTTGGAGATGTAAATGGTCGTATGGATGAAATGAAAAAGCTTCAAGAAGAATCCCTTGGTCAACAATTCCAAAAGGCATTAAGGGAAACGCAAGCAGCCATTGAACCACTTGGAGCAAAGCTTGCTGAACTAGCTAAAGATATTTTACCTCCGGTAGTAGAGGGGATTAAAACCTTAGTTGATGGGTTTACTAAATTGCCAGAACCAATTCAAAATTTTACTTTTATTTTTCTAGGATTAACTGCTGTAGTTGGTCTTTTAGCTCCTATTATTGCAGCTGTAGTTATATCTTGTTTGGCACTAGGTACGACGATTGGAACAGTTATGCTTATTATTGCTGGCATATCTGCAGTAATAGCAGGAGTTATTTGGGCCATAAAAAACTGGGGTGCCATAACCGACTGGCTTTCTGAAAAGTGGTCCGAGTTTAAAGATTGGTTTGATGAATTGTGGTCTGGAATAGTTCAGGCCTGTAGTGATGGGTGGTCTTCCACAGTTGAATACTTTTCAGATGCCTGGTCTTCATTTATTGAAATGATGCATGAATTTTTTGACCCAATAGGTCAGTTTTTTAGTGATTTATGGTCTGGAATTGTCGAAACAGCGTCGTCTTGGTGGTCGTCACTTGTCGAAACAGCATCTGAATTGTGGGGAACATTGGTACAAGCTTGGCAAGATACGTGGAATACGATACTTACCGTCTTAGACCCTATTATTTCATTAATTTCTACAGTTTTAGAAGCAGGATGGTTACTTATCCAAGCAGGGACACAAATTGCGTGGGCCGTTATTAGTAAGTACATTATTGATCCGATGACTGAAGCGTATAACTGGTGTAAGGAACAACTTGGAGAATTAGTTTCCTGGTTAAATTCACAGTGGGAAACGGTGAAATCTTATACACTTGCAGCATGGAATTTGGTAAAACAGTATGTCATTCAACCGGTTCAGGAATTGTGGAATTGGACAAAGCAAAAACTTGGAGATTTAGCTAATTGGATACTATCAAATTGGGAATCTATAAAATCCTATACGCTTACGGCTTGGAATTTGGTGAAAAAACATGTGATTGATCCAGTAACAGAAGCTTACAATTCAACTAAGCAAAAATTTACTGATTTATATAATTCAGCTAAAGAAAAATTTGATTCTGTGAAAAATGCGGCTAAAGAAAAATTTGATGCGGCAAAACGATTTATTATGGATCCAATAAGAGAAGCAGTTGATGGGGTGAAGGGTTTTATTGATAAAATCAAAGGATTCTTTGATAATCTGAAGCTTAAAATTCCTAAACCTGAAATGCCAAAGCTTCCACATTTCAGTCTGCAGACTAGTTCAAAAACAATTGCAGGTAAAGAAATCTCTTATCCATCTGGGATTGGTGTGGAATGGCGTGCTAAAGGTGGTATTTTCACTCGTCCTACTATTTTCGGAATGAATGGCGGACAATATCAAGGTGCCGGAGAAGCTGGGCCAGAGGGAGTTTTACCTTTAAATGAGAAAACTCTTGGTGCAATTGGTAAAGGTATCGCTGATACTATGCCACAATCAAATGGTGATGTAGTAGTTCATGTTTACCTAGATGTGGATGAAGTAAATACAAGACTTGCTCCTGGTATGAGTAAGCAGCTAAATCAGAACAATAGAATTAGCGCTCGTGGTCAAGGAGTGATTTTATGATTACATTAGATGATAAATATAGATTTGAGGACTTTGGTTTCATTTGTGTTCCCGGATACGATGACTCTATTACACCTATTTTTGATCGTAAGACTTATAGTATCCCGGGCGTAGAAGGTGAAATTCCTTTCGGAACTGAAGTGAAGAAGAAACCTTTCTCATATCCATTGATGATTATGGAAAGATTTCATATAGAGATGCAGAGGAAGTTTGAAAGATTCACTGATTTTTTCTTTGATCAGTATGGAAACCCAAGGCAAGTTAAGATGATACGCGATTATGACCCGAGTAAATTTTATTATGTAGAATTGGCACAACAAATTACTCCAGATAGATTAGCTGAAGATGGAAAATTTGTATTACCTTTAGTTGCGTATGATCCACGTGCTTATTCTATTGTGAACAGCAAGGATAAAATTACTTGGGGAAGTAAAATTCCTTTTGTCACACCCATTACATTCGGTCATAAACCTTCTCAATATGATGTAATTGGTCCGCAAACATTAGTTATTAATAATATAGGTTCTTTAGTCGTAAGGCCTGTCATTGAGATTTTCGGGAGGGCTAAATCATTAACACTTAGAATAAATGGTGCTCTTTTTACTTTTGGCGATTTAACTAATGGAATTGTAATGATCGATGCGAGGAATTATACAGTTTTGAAGAATGGACAAAATTATTTATATGAAATGAAAGGGAATGTTGAAATGATAGAACTGAACCCTGGTGAAAATAAAATTGAAGTTGGCGGTACTGATGTGGCGGTACAATTGACATTTGACTTCAGAGGAAAATATAAATAGGTGGTGATAATAATGGCAGATGCTCCTAAACTAACAACTGAAGATTTACTATATGAAGGAGTTCCTAAAATAAATGCAGCAATCGATAATGCGAATGAAGCATTAAAAGTAGCATCGAAAGCGGAAATGAATATTATTGACGTGGCAAATGACATGTTAGAAGACTTAGGGACTGAAGTGCAAGCTTTTAATTATGACGATGAGGTTAATCTAATTACATCTAATAGCGTTAAAAATAACAAGGGGGCAACTGTCACAAGTGTAACAAATTCAGAAGAACAACCTTTTAGTTATGATTTATTGAAACAATACCTTCGGATCATCATTCAATATCAGAGTGTTGATTCTGGTTTAGCGGCTCACTTTGTTACAAATCCTCTTGCGGTAGATTCATCCAAAAAGCAAATTGGAGGGTTTTGGGTTAGGAAATCTGACTTAGACTCATTGTTAACATCAGGCGTTAATTTTTTCGTGTCTGCAATAGGCTTTAACAGCAATAAACAATGGAGTGGTGTTCCAGATTCAGTACTATCTTTTGAAATACCACCGAATCTAATTAGCACAGGTTACACGTTAACACGTAATAACCCCTCTCAAAATGCAACGTTGAAAGTTAAAGCGAAAGTTGGAGATTGGGTTTACTTCGAGATAAAACATAATATTGTCCCTAATTTTCCTTATTGGTCAATTTTTATTGGTACAAGACGAACAAATACAAACATTTTAGGTTCATTAAAATTAGATATTATGAACCTTACATTAGTGAATGCTAAAAATATAATTTCTCCTTTCGGAGTTTACTCGATTTTTGAGAATTATAAAATACGAAAACAAGAACTAGATAGTAATATATTTACTTCACAACGAAAAATTTTAAATGCGATCTATAAAGAACATAACTTACTTACAAGTAAGCTGCCAGGTAGAAATCAAACAAATGAATTCATTGTAAATGATGAAACAAAACCTTTCGATAAAGAATTAGTACCTACTATTTTGCGTATGGATTATTCGTTTTCTGGAGCGACAAACGCTTATATTGAATATAAACCTAAACAATATGAAAACGGAAAAACGCCAACTGCTTCTGTGTGGTTACGTAAAAGTCAAGTTAACAGTTTAGAAAATATGAACTTACAATTTTGGTTATGTAATACCGATAAGAACGGTGTGTGGGCTGGTGTTTCTGGTGCAACAGCTTTTGTACAATTAACGCCGTCAGACTTTTATCGAGGATTCAAAACAGGTGCTACCAATGCAACTGAATCGTTCACATTATCACTAGAAGTAAAATACGAGGTTGACGATTGGATCTACGTGGAGTGGGAGATGACCGACCAACCCGGATATAAATACAATTGGACTCCTTTGTTAGCCATTCAAGGTGTTATAAATGGAAATTATTCAGGCACATTAGATTTAATGAATTATAGAGCAATCAATACAGAGTTCGGTCTTGCACCTTTACTTATTAATACCATCATGAAAAGTAAATGGGCTTTTAAAAAATGGGGCGTTGTTGGTGATAGTATCTCCGAGTGGAATTTCCGAACGAATAAAAATTACCATGATTACATTTCTGATATAATCAATTGTTTTGTTTACAACTACGGTGTAAGTGGTACAGGGTGGAGGACTCCGAATAGTGCTGGTACAGGAAGACCAATTCACGAACGTATCGGCATAATGGACCCATCACTGGACTTGATCACTGTGTTCGCTGGAATAAATGATTGGATACAAACAGGTATGCCTTTAGTAATAGGTGAATTCGGAGATACTGATCCAGCAGTTAGCCTCTATGGAGCAATAGAAAATACTTTAAAACAATTAATTACAAAATATCCAACTAAAACAATCGCTGTATTCACTCCACTACCTAGTGGCGATGCGTTTAATGGCCCTAATAGTTCAGGAATATATCTCGAACAGGTGGTTGACGCTATTATAAAAGTAGCAAATAAATACTCTATACCAGTTCTTGATTTATATAGAAAAAGTAGTTTGTTCCCTTGGAATGATACGGCGAATGATATTTATTTTAAAGCCGTAGGACAAGCTGATGGAGATAGATTGCATCCCAATGACGCTGGCCATAAAATTCTATCTGATAAAATACTTACGTTTCTTAACTCCTTATAAAGGTGGTAAAAATGTAAATTATTATATAACATATGGAATTAATACTCTTAATAAGTTAATATTTTTATATAGTTAATTTCAGGAGGCATATATGAAAAAGTTAAGTGTATTAATGGCCATTATATTTTTAGTAACATGTTTTGTCGGGAAAACATACTACGATGGTAAAATTAAAGCTGATGTTCAAAGCGCCAAACATAAAGGCGCAACCGAGAAGCAGGATGAAGAAAACTCATTTAAAAAACAAATTAGTAAAACTAAAGCTGATATATCTAATCAAATATCGTCTGATGCGAAAAAGGAATTCAATTTAGTTCCAACAAAAGCATTTGAAAAATTAGAGAACGGTCAACCAGCTACAATTGTATTTCTAGGCGATTCAACAACAGAACAAAATTCCCAAACGAATGGTAAACCTGGTCACGTATCAATTGTAAATGACCTTTTAAAAAATACATTCGGTTCAGAGAAAATAAATGTTATAAATGCTGGTGTCTCAGGGAATACAATCGTTGACATGTCCAATCGTATAGAAAACGTTATTAACGCTAATCCAGATTTAGTCGTTATAAATTCAGGAATCAATGATGTAGGTAAAAAAGTATCTAATGCTGTTTTTGAGGAAAAATATAAGTCAATAATTGAACAAATTCAAAATAAAACTCAAGCTCAAATCATCCTTAGAACTTCGAATGTAACTAAGGATGATTGGGTTAATAAAAGACTAGAGAAAGAAATAAATCCAATCGTACAAAGACTAGCGACTGATTATAAAACTGGATTTGTAGATTTGTATAGTTATTATAACTATCAAATTAAAAATAACAATATGGAACTCGATAGTATAAATAACGACAATATACATCCGAATGAAAAAGGACAACAGATCATTTCCGATCTAATGCTATATTCATTAATGGGTGAGAATTAAATATTATATTTTAAAGAGTAGCTACGGCTGCTCTTTTTATTTTAAGGAGTTGATATTTTGTTAAAACTATACAACAAACAATTACAGTTAAAAGCGTATTTAGAAAATGCTTTTAAGATAAGTTACGAGCAGCAGTTCAATTCAATATGGACGGCTGCTTTTTCATTACCTTTAAATGATTTGAAGGACAAAGAAATAACAGCATTTGATTTCCTTGAACTATTTGATAATGGTAAACGGATTGGAATGTTTCGTATTCTCCCAAAAGAGACTGTGAAAAATGAAAATACAAAAACGGTAACGTATAAATGTGAGCACGTTCTAGCTACTCTGCTAAGTGATGTGCTTTTTCGTTATCACCAATTATCAAACTATACAACAAAAGATGTACTTGAATATCTATTGAGTCAACAAGAAACAAAACATTGGAAGTTAGGTAAATGTGACTTCACAAGATATTTTCATTACAGTTGGGAACATGAAAATACAATATTAGGACCTTTGTTTAGTGTTCCAAAACCATTTGATGAACCGTTTGAGTGGACATGGGATGATTCGATTGGAAATTACCCTTGGACATTGAATCTTGTGAAAGTAAGTAATGAAATAACTGGTGAAATTAGATACAGAAAGAACCTTAAAGGTATTCGTAAGGAAGAAGATCCTACAGATATTATCACTCGCTTATATTGCTTGGGCTATGGTGAAGGAGTTAACCAATTGGATATCTCAAAAGTGAATCCTACAGGCAAACCTTATATTGAAGCACCACAACATATTATTGATAAGTACGGTATCCACAAGTATATATGGGCGGATAAACGATTCGAAAATGTAGACACGTTATTTAGTTCAGGACAAGCAATGTTAAATAAAAAATGCATTCCAAAAGTTTCTTATTCTGTAGAATCTATCGATTATGAGTTGATTGACCCTTATAAATTGGAAAAATACGAAGTTGGAAAGTTGATTCGGATTAATGATGAAGAGTTAGGGATTGAAGTAGATGTACGCTTAATGAAGAAAAGTAAATCTGATGTTACAGGTAATCCATTAAATATGAGTTTAGTGATTGGCGATCCAATTGAAGATTTAGGCACAACACAAGCTGATTTGGAGCGTAGGCAAAAAATAAATGAGACATATTCACAAGGTGCTACAAATATTGATTCACACGATTATAACGATAATTGCGACCCTGAGAACCCAGCTGTAATTAAGTTCTTTTTACCAGAAGACCTGGTGAATATAAACTCGCTGATACTAACATATGAGATTGAAGAATTTAGAGCTTATAGTAAGGCTACAAAGGGTGGAGGAGCAATTGTAGAGTCTACATCTGCAGGTGGAGCTGTCGTGAATTCGACGAGTGCAGGTGGCGGAGTTGTAAACTCGACTTCAAGCGGAGGAGGATCTACTCAAACTTCTAGTTCTGGTGGGGGAAGTACACAAACTTCTACTTCAGGTGGTGGTGGTTCATTTACTAGTGAAGCAGGTGGAGGTGCAGTTCCAAGTACAACACAAAAATCATTTGCAGAGATGCATTTAATGTCTGGTGTTCCACAAAACAGTGTAGGTTCAGAGAATTGGGGATACCATTTACATGAGGTTGTTATCCCTGGTGACGCTTTTTCACATAGTCATACGGTTAATGTTCCATCACATAAACACCAAGTGAATATACCAGCACATTCTCACAGTGTTACTATACCGGCGCATACACATAGTGTGCAAATTCCCGATCATACACATCAAATTAGTATTCCGAATCATATGCATGAAATTAATATCCCAAATCATACGCATACTATCAGCTTGCCTGACCATATGCATGATATTCAGCATGGTATTTACAAGTTATCAGAGAAGCCAAGTAGGGTAACAGTAAAGGTTGATGGAAATATAGTCCCTGTGGACTCTACATCAGCACAGAATATTAATCTTATCCCTTACCTTTCTAAAGATGGAGGAGGGAAAATAGAGCGTAATAAATGGCATGAGGTTACTATTATTCCTGATAAATTAGGACGAGTAAATGCTAATATTATTTCGCGTTTATTTATACAATCACGTATAGGAGGAACTTTCTAATGAAAACAATTGAAATTCATACACAAGGTGGACTAAAGCATAAAGTGCAAACTGAAGCATATGATGCACAAGCACTCAATGATCAGTTAAATAGTAATGATTTAATCACGGTATTGATTGGTGATTTTATTATTCAACGAATTGATGTGAAACGTATTCTTCCATTAAGTATCTCTGATGTGGAGGGTACTAAAAAAGTAGAAGTTCATACGAACGGTGGAAAGGTAATTGAGATTACAACAAATGATTATGATCCAATTTTTATAAATGAACAATTGAACAATAGTAATACTATTACGGTTGTAATTGGTGATTATATTTTTTCTAGAATTGATGTAAAACAAATCGTTCCTGTGAAAGAAGAACCTATTGTGGAAGAACCAACAGAGCAGTCATAAGCTGGTCTTTTTTTATTGCCAAAAAGGAGATGGGAAAATTGCCAGAACATGAAAACCACGATGATTTTACAAAAGTAATCATCGGATTAACAAGGGTAGAAACAAAAATTGATGGGCTTGGTAATGTCAGGGAGTTAGCAATTGAAGCACAACAGTCAGCAAAAAGTGCACATTTGCGTGTAGATCGTTTAGATAAATTAGTTTTTTGGATGGGAACAACAGTAATCGGTTCACTTATTGCTGGAGCAATCGCATTGCTTTTTAAATTTGCAGGAAAGTAGGGAGAATGATGAAAGAAAAACTTAAAAATAGAGGTTTATGGGTCGCTCTATTTGCTTTGTTAGGGATGGTATTAATGGATACTATCCCTCATTTTAATCTAGGACGATATCAGGAATATGTAGATGTAATTCTATTCATTTTAGCTGCTGCGGGGGTTATTTCAAATCCATCAGCTGGTAAATGGTTTGTTGATAATCAAAACGAAGGGGAATATAAATAATGAGACATATCGTTGATATTTCAAAATGGAACGATAAAATAAATTGGCCTGTTGCAGCACCACAAATTGAATTGGCTATTTGTCGTGTACAATACGGTTCAAATCTAGTAGATCATTTATATAATGAGCATGTAACTAAACTGGAATCATACGGTATTCCACATGCTGCATATGCCTATGGGTGCTTTGTATCAGTAGCTGATGCAATTGTGGAAGCAAAAGACTTTCTAGCAAGGGTAAATCCTAATGCTAAATTCTTAGTTTTAGATGTGGAAGACGATACAGTAAAGTCGATGAAAAGCAAAGGTAATCTTAATGATTTAGCGAAAGCATCGCAAGCGTTTATTGATACATGTAAAGCTGCAGGGTGGAAAGTAGGTTTTTATGTAGCTCATCATATGTATGGTGACTATAATTTACAGAGTGTACAAGCTGATTGTGTATGGTTACCGCGTTATGGAACAAATGATGGTACACCACAAAAGAAGCCTTCTTATCCATGTGATATTTGGCAATACACAGATAACGGCTATATTGATGGTATTGGGAAAGTGGATATAAACTTATTACAAGGTGATAAAGCGTTAGGCTGGTATATTAACCATGTTCAAGAATTACAAGCAACTAAACAAAATATCATCCAATCAGGAGCTTTTTCACCATATGAAGTGCAGGATGCTATGCAGGCCTTAACATCTGTAAAAATGACTGCTAATTTCTTTTTAAAACCAGATGGCTTAACGTATTTTGTTACTGAACCAACTAGCGATGCTCAATTAAAAGCAATGAAAGAATACCTTGACCGTAAAGATTGGTGGTATGAAGTTAAATGAAAAAGGGCCGGCTCTTAATTTGAGTCGGCTTTTTCTTATTACAAATCCGATATCTGCCTAACTTGTTTTTCTTTCTTCTTAAAATCCTTCTTATACTGTTTGAAGTCTTCTTTATCCACATAAAACTTCTCACCTGTAGCTACGTTCTTTACTAATCGTGTTTTCATAAAAAAGAATTTTGTATAATAGTAAACTAAAAACGCCACTAAAGAGAAAGTAAAGGTTGGAATAAATAGAATAACCGCAAAGACTATTAATGCAACATCTACAGATGAATATATTGGCTTTAAAATCAATCGTTTACCAGCTGTAGCTTGAGCTTGTTGAATTTGTTCCATACGTTGTAGCGATGCTACAGTATCATAACTCATGAAATAACCTCCTAATAAATAATAACAACATCATTATATCAAACATTGGAGATATTGGGATTATTTATCAATGTTTAATGAATGGTATATAACTCTACTTGTTCAAGCAATTGAGTAATTTGCTTATGTCTTTCTTTAAGTTCATCTAAAGGTATTTTTGTGATGGCAGCGTTTTGGATAAGAAAGTTTTTATGAGAATGCCATTTATAAATAAGGTGTGCAATCTCTGGACGGTATTTGCATTTTACTAATAAAGCTCCAATACCTTTTTGTTTGGAATAAATATCCCTAATCAATTTGTCCTTTTCAAATGCTATTGGATTGGTAATCATGTTTAAATCCTCCTTGTAAAATTTTAATTGTACGAGGTTTAGATGGATCTCGCTGAATATAACCTTTCTCTTCTAAGTGAATTAAATGTCCATGAACTGTGGAACTAGAAGCAAGTCCAGTTGCTTTGCAAATTTCCCTAACAGTAGGAGGGAATCCGTTTTCTATGACCTTTTCTTGGATAAAAGTTAAAATTTCAGCTTGTCTACTTGTTAATGGTTTCATGGTGTATCCCCCGATTTATGTATGTAATATCTAACCATATAATACCAAGATAATGATTAAAAATCAAACACTTGTTCGTGTTTTTCGTAGGTATTATGCACCCATAAATTCAATGTCAAAGTAAAACTTGTCCATTAAGTTGTTTACAATTCCATTGAAATAAGCGAATTTACCCTTCTTCATTTTTACTCCGGACTTAATTTTCATAACGAACTCTTTAATAGCTTTTAAGCCAATAGTAATCTCTTGGTCCTTAGTAAATGCTTTATCACCTGTAGAGAAGTCTGTAACTTTATTGCACTGTCTTACGACCTTCCACAGTTCTTGAATCGTTTTAGATTCACTGTAAAAAGAGCTAACTAAAGAAACAAAACGTTGTGGTACCCAGTGAGCAACAAAATCAGCTTGTTTAATATTCTTTTCTGGAGTATTGCTATTCTCAGTATTATTACGTTTGTTTATATCTTTTATATTTTGTTTTAAGGAAACAGGGGTTGTTTTAATGGTAGGACACTTTGTAGGACTTTTTGTATCGACCTTGTTGGACACTTCTTCCACAATCGGCTGAATGATAACAGCGTTAGAAGTTTGTAGCATATCTTTAGTACGTTTCATTGCTACTTGTTTAATCATGTCTAGATCTACAAGTTTCTTCATTAAACGTTGTACAGTTTTATATGAAACATCCATCTTTTCGGCAATCCTATTTTTGCATAGGAAACTAACACCTACATATTTACAACTGTGACGCTTTAAAATTTCAAGTAATGTAATAAGTTTAGATTGTACATCGGTACGCTTAATAGACATACGGATAGTGTCTCTGTATGTACGTACAGTTTTATTTAATTCTTCTACTTCTTTAAATGTAGAAAGATTGTGGAAGGATTCTTTAGTTGCGATAACATCAATTTTTTTTCTTTCCATATTTTATGTCTCCTTTATGGAAACAAAAAAGCAACGTCACCAATTTGGTAAACGTTGCCCAAGAAACCCTACATGATGTAAAATAATTCATGAGAGTATAGCAAGTGTTTACCTGGCGTAATCAGGTTGACGGTATATATAGTGTTGGTCGCACTTTATATACACGCTGTGCTCTTTTGTTTTGTCCTGAATTTTTTTCGGTATTCAAGACTAGCTACTTGCGGGGCTGGAAAGACAGAAATGTTATTTTACGGTATGGAAGAGGCATTGCGAAAAGGAGAAAGGGTTTGTATCGCAACGCCAAGAACAGACGTTGTACTGGAATTAGCGCCGAGATTACAAAAAGTGTTTCCAAATGTAAATGTAGCTTCCTTATACGGAGGGAGTGAAGATAGGGACAAAGATGCAGCGTTAGTCGTTGCAACTACGCATCAACTGTTACGTTACTATAGAGCGTTTCATGTCATGATTGTAGATGAGATAGATGCCTTCCCGTATCATGCAGATCAAATGTTACAGTATGCAGTGCAACAAGCGATGAAAGAGAAAT